AGGGCCGAACCCGGCCGCGCCCGACTACGGCGCAGCACTGACAGAGCCGTTCCTATGGGTCGAAACCTCCGACACGGATAACACGCTGAGGCGTTGGTCCGCTGGCGCATGGATTCCTCCGCTGCCCGCCCCGCCCCCGCCTGTCGGGGGTTCGGGACTGCACCTGTTCAACTCCGTTGATCCCACCACGGTTCAGCGGGGGACGCAGGGCGGCAACGTCCTCGGGACGACGTTTAGCGCATCGCAGGCCGGACAGGTTACGGCCGGACGCGTTATTGCTGCGCCCGACTGGAACGGCCAGACGCTCCGCTTTGGGATTTTCGTTAAGGGTGCGCTGACCCCGATTGGGTCGGTCCCGTTCACGCCCTCCGGTATTACTGTCGCTGGCTGGCTAGAGGTTCCGCTCACAACCCCGATTGCGATTTCGGTCGGAACTGACTACATAGCCGGGCTCTACGTGCCTAGCACTCTGGGCGCTACTTACCCGTTCCTTGCGGGCGGGAGCGCGGACCCGGCTGCGCCGCTCTCGGCGGGCTCGGCGGTGAGCGCTTTCAACGTGGCCGCTCCTAATGGCCTGCAACTTGATCAAGCGCCGTCTGACGTAGCCGGTTACGAGTTTTACACAGACATTGTTTTTGAAACGACATAGACAGGAGGGCCATATGGGATTGGACCTAATCTCCGCTTGGCTTGTCGCAAACGCACCTAAGGCGCGTGCCGCGATGCCTGACGCGTTTTGGATTGTTGGCCTGTCCCTGGTTGCCCTCGGCATCGGCATGATATTCCTTCCCGCTGGCGTAATCGCGGCGGGCATCGGCGCTTGCTTTGTGGGCTGGGTCATGGGTGATTCTGAGTGAGCGTGTTCAAGAGGGCGCTTTCCTCTGCGACCGTCATTAAGGATTCAGACCCGGCGCTCATCGACATTTTCGGCAAGGGCAACCGCGCGTATTCGGGTAAGCGCATGACGCGCGCCCGCGCGCTGCGCATGATGGCCGTATGGCGATGCGTTGACCTACTTTCGAGCGGCGTTAGCACGCTGCCTTTCGACGTGTTCAACGAGACGCCCACGGGGCGCAGGGTTAAGGCCCCAACTCCGCAGTATCTCGCAAGGCCGCGCCTCTGGCAGACGCCCGCCGATTTCTGGCAGCGCGTCATGACTTCGCTACTGCTCGACGGGAACGCGTTCATTTGGACGCAGCGAAACGACGCGGGCCGAATTATCGGACTGCACGTGCTTGACCCGAAACTTGTAACGATTGAGCCAACCGAGTCGGATGACATTCGCTTTCTGATCAACGGCGAGCCGTTTGACCGCTCGTGGATTCTTTGGATTCCGGCGTTCTCCGTTGACTGGCAGTTGCGAGGGCTCTCCCCCATCGACGCAGCGCGTCAGGCGATTGACCTTGGCCTGACCGTTGAGGAGTTCGGGGCGAAGTTTTTTCATCAGGGTACGGCAATGGCTGGCGTCATCACGCACCCCGGCACCCCATCGCCCGACGAGGCGACGATGCTGCGCGACATGTTCCGGAAAAAGCATTCCGGCCTTAACAACTCGCACGCTATCGGCATCCTGACGGGTGGCGCTGAGTGGACAAATATCACGATCACGCCGGAGCAAGCGCAATTCCTTGATACGCGCAAGTTCCAGAAGTCGGAGATTGCTCTGCTGTTCGGCGTTCCGCCGTACATGGTTGATCCGACCGTGGCGAGTTCGTGGGGCTCCGGCATTGAGGAACAGAACTCATTCTTTACGGTCTTCTCGTTGCAGAAATACATCGTGAAGATCGAACAGGCCGTGAGCCTGTTCCTGTTGCCCGGCAAGCAATATTTCAAGTTCAACATGGACGCACGCCTACGGCCGAAGACGGCTGACCGCTATAAGGCGTACAAGGTGGCAGTTGAAACCGGGTTCATGAATAAGGACGAGGTTCGCGCGCTTGAGGACATGGAGCCGATTCCGAACGGGCTCGGACAAATCTTCTATCGCCCGCTGAACTTTGCGCCGCTGGGCGTCGGCCCTTACGAGGGGACCGACCCTGAGGGGGACGGAGAACCCGACCCCAAGCGAGACGAGTTCGGGCGACTCCCGTCCGATCCGGATTACGGGAAGCCGCTTCCCGAGAACGATAAGGAAAAGAATACTAGTGACTCTGGCGATTGAGCGCCGGTTTTTGCCTACCGAGTTTCGGCACAAGATTGAGACTCGCGGCGGCTCTGACCGACTCATCATTGAGGGTTACGCGTACCGCTTTTATGCGCGCTCTCAGAACCTTGGCGGGTTCGTTGAGCAGGTGCTCCCTGGCGCTGGCGCTGAGGCTGCGGAAAAGGACGACATTCGCGCCCTGTTCAATCACGACGCGAATCTGATCCTTGGGCGGAACACTGCCGGGACTCTGCGACTCGCAGAGGATTCGGACGGGCTGCCGTATGAGGTTGAGGCTGACATGCGTCAGTCCTACGTTGCTGACCTTGCGATTGCGCTTGAGCGTGGCGACGTTACCGGTTCGTCTTTCGGATTCCGCGCCATTGAGACCGATTGGAGCCTGACGGAGGACGACTTCCCCCTCCGCTCCGTGGTCAAGATGGGCCTTTTAGACGTTTCGCCCGTGACCTATCCCGCATATCTCGCGAGTAGTTCGGGCGTCGGTACGCGTGCCGTTGAGGATTTTTACGAGAGCCGGGGGCTGAGCCCTGATTCCGTCTCTCTTGTTGAGGCGATCCGTGGGAACACGGATAAGCCCCTGCCCCCGTACGACTTTGACGCTATCTCTCAGCGTCAGGAAGCCGAGTGGCTTGCGCTCCGGGCGCGGACACTCTGACACGAAAGGAAATCCAAGGAAACATGGATTACAAGACTCTGGCCGAAAAGGCTCTAGAGGAGCGCGCCCGACTCGTTGGTGAGCGTCGGTCGGTTAACGACGACGCGAACCTGAGCGATGCCGAGAAGCGCGAGCGCTTTGAGCGGCTGGACGCCGCCATTGACGCGAAGATGGACGAGGCTCGCGGTTACGTTGCTGAGGGCGAGCGGGAGGCTGAGGTTCGCGCGCTGCATGACCGCGCCGGAGCCCTGGGCACCGCTGCGCGCAGCAATGACAGCAACAGCACTGAGGTTGCCGACGAGTTCAACGAGAACCTGCGCGCCGTTGCGCTGGGCGAGCGTCGTGACTTTACGTTCGGCTTCTCGCAGGGTGTGGTTGAGAACTTCCGCGCCGTGATCGCTAAGGTTTCGAGCGCTGCCGACAACGACAACCTCGGGACTTCCGGCACGGTTACGCCCGACACGTTCGTCGCTCAGTTGCTTGAGTCGCTTGAGGACACGAGTGACCTTGTCGCCCGCGTGCGCAAGATTTCGACTTCGACCGGCGAGGTTATGAACTGGCCGCGTCGTAACACTAAGGTGGGCTCGACGTTCCAGCACGTGCTTGAGGCTGCGAACTACCCGAGCGTCACTGATGGTGACTTCTCGCTGTTCAGCCTCGGCGCGCACAAGTTCGGTGCCATCGCTGAGATTCCGGAGGAGGCGCTTACCGACCCGGCTCTCAACATCGGCGCGATTGTCGCTGAGGAGATGGGCGAGGACCTTGCCGAGTCTCTGGCTGGCGAGATTCTTGGGGGTACGGTTCTCACTCAGAACCTCAAGGATGCGACCGTGCTCGGCACTGACATTCCGCTGGCGGTCAACTCCGTTGCGGTTTATGACGCGCTGATCGACACGCAGCACGCCCTCCGGCAGAAGTACCGGCGCAACGCGTCTTGGACGCTGAGCGACGACACTGAGCGTCTGGTCCGCAAGATTAAGGACCTTGAGGACAACTACATTTGGCAGCCGTCCGTTGTGGCCGGGCAGCCTGACGTTCTCCTCGGCAAGCCGGTTGCGACTGAGGCCCTGATGCCCGCTAAGGCGGCTTCCGGCCTCGCGCTGTTCTACGGCGACCTGGGCCGGTTCTACGTTCTGCGGAACGTCCGGTCTGTGACCGTGAAGCGCTCCGACGAGTTCGGGTTCAACCGCGACACTGTTGCGCTCAAGATCACTTGGCGCGGCGACGGCGGTGTGACTGACCCGCAGGCGCTCGTTAAGGGCTCTTTCTCCGCGACCTGATCCTAGTATTAGGTACCTAATTGGCTCGCACCCTTTCGGGGGTGCGGGCCTTTTTGGAATCTAATTCCCGAAACGAAAGGGGTAACCATATGCCCAAGGTTGAGATTCTGAGGCTCGGCGCAAAGCACAACCTCAAGGATATTGGCGAGGTTGGCGAGATTGTTGAGGTTAGCGACTCGCTCGCAAAGGCGATGTGCGCATTTGCCTACGCGAAGCCCGCCGTTGAGACGGCTACCGCTCCCCCGGCTGAGCCGGTTGAGGACCCGGACGCAGAGACCGCGACCGACGACAAGCGCGAGACGCGCGAGTACGACAACGAGCCCGCCCCCGCTAAGGCCGTGCGTCAGTGGGCCACGGACAACGGCATTGACGTTCCCGCTCGCGGCGCGATCCCTTCGGACGTGCGCGAGAAGTTTGACGCGGCAATGGCCGCGAACCACGACGACTGAAAGGCTGATATATGCGGGTTCTCAAGGGTAGGCCCCTGCGCCTCACTCACACCTTTCTAGACGACGATGGGGAGAGCCCGCTAGTCCTGACTGGCCCCGTGACTGTCAACCTGATTGACGCCCTAGGGACGCAGGTTGCCACCGGCTCCGCAACCAGAGGAGCCAACGAGGAATGGTCGGTTACGCTCGCGACTCAGCCGCTAGGCGAATATCTCGCAACGTGGTCCGATGGGACCTATACGGACGAGACGCACGCTGAGGTTGTGGGCGGCTTCCTGTTTACCGTGCCGGAGGCGCGGAACTCGGACGAGTACCTACAGGATGCGCAGGCGTTCCCCGCGTCCGAACTCCTGCACTACCGTGAGGTAGTTGAGGGCGAATTTCAGGACATTACCAAGCGCTCGTTT